TAAAGTTGCTGGAACCGATAAGGGGCTAAATGAACACAAGAAGAGAAACAAAAGACGAAATCGTAAATAATTAGCCTGTGTGGACACTATGGGGGTGACACACCGGCATGGGGGGCCGAATGGCCGATAGTACAGCGTATACCAGTCAATCCTTATGTAAGAGGATAATTCGTCGCCAGGGCGATTACGAGTCTCAGCGAAGCTTAGTAGACGACCAGACAGACGAAATCTGCGAATTATTCCGGCCGGATTTAGTTAAGGGCCTGGTTGGCGAAAAAGACGTGGGCGCTTTTGAAGGCTCGAAGATAATTGAGGGTACGGGTCCGTATTCCGCGCTTGTATGGCAGAGGGGTTTTCTCGGCTCTATAATGTCGAGGAAGTCCGCGTGGTTCAGGGACAAGTTGCAGGAGCCTCCTTCGTGGACGGGCGTTAAGTTCAAGGGCAACGATCAGGTCAATCAGTACATACAAGACCTGGACGACCATCTAAACGCCGTTTACAACCGTTCCAACTATTACGATGTAATGCCGAACTTCGTTATGGACGCCGGTACTGTCGGCTCACCCGTAATGTTAAGGGAGCGGGACGTTGTTAATGACAGGCTGATTTTTAAGGTGCCCGACCATTCTCAGCGATGGCTTGCCAAGGACTTTTTCGGCAGGGACAATGTAGTTCACGTCAAATGGGAATGGAATGCTGTCGAGGCGTTGTCTTTTTTCGGTAAGGATGAGCTTCCCGAAGTCGTTAAGCAACAATTAGAAAACGGTACTCACTACGATAAAGGTCAGTATCTTCAAGTCATTTACCCCGCAGGCGATCCGATATTCGATAATCTTCCCGACCCTGTTGATGTTACTCATCCGTGGATGGAGTTTTTCGTCTATATAAACGAGAAGGACAACACTCAGCAGAAGACGTTAAATCCAAAAAACAAGGGTCCGGGTTACTTCACCCGCCCATTCAGTACATGGCACTACTGGCGCAACTGGCACGAGGTTTACGGGCGGTCTATGGCATGGTGGGCCATTTACGACGTTAAGGGCTGCAACGCCTTGTGGGAGTGCTTATTCGGTGAGGCTGAGATGAGCGTAAGACCTCCGACGTGGGCGGCGGGCGCATTGAGGGGCCTTTTGGAGATGGGGCCGGGCGGAGAGAACTGGTCCGATGGTGTTAGCTTTGAAGAAAAGCCGGAATTTATTCAAAGGCATTCCAACGTCAATATCGCGGTAGAGGTGGCTGACCGTATAAAAGGTTCGATAGAAAGACATTTTCACGTCCCGTTATTTATGATGGTCAACCAATTAGCCTTTAGCCGGAACCAGCCGGAGACGGCTTACGGTCTTTTCAGGATGGAGGCCGAGCGCGCGGGCCAGCTTGCCCCGCAGGTAGAGACTTACGAGAACCAGGTATTGGGTGATAACCACGACGGTGTATTGGATATGGAGAGGCTGGCGGAACCGGCTTATCCGTGGGGCAGGCTTCCCAAGCCGCCGGACTTTGTTTTAGAGAACAGCGACGGTGTTCTGGATGTGGAATTCATCGGTCAACTGTCTATGGCCCAGATACGGGACAGGAAAATCAACCAATTCTATAAGAACATCGGCATATCGGAACTCGTTTTCAATATCGAGCCTAATACTATTCAGAAGATAAAGTGGAGTACGGCCTTAGAGAAGGTTTTGGAGGCCGGGAACTTCCCCCAGACCGATATTGTTCCCGAAGAAGAATTCCAGGAATTTGTGCAGGCAACGCAACAGAGGGCTTTACAGGCGGAGTTGGCGGAGCAGGCCCCGAAGATGGCCCGTGCCACCAAAGACTTGCAGGGAACGACCGAGAAGGGCAGTCCTCTTAAATTACTTACAGGTGCGGCATGACGGAAAAACCCGACTGGCTACCGACTCGTAACGAGTTATTGAAGGTTTACCAGAAATGTCCCGGTATGTTGGCCGAGGACTTGGACTTTATATTCGGAGAATTGAAGCCGGAGCAAAGAGAGGTACATAACCACATAGTTAAGAAGATAGAGCATTTACGCCCGGACCGTAACAAGATGTTGTTAGCCGTGGCGAGGTCAATAATTTCAAGTGTAGGAGAACAATAATGGCAACAATGAAGATTACGGACACACCGAAGAAAGACGAAAAGGCCGAAGCCGAGGCAAAGGCGAAGGCCGAAGCAAAATCCGACCGGACGCCTCAACAGGCGTTGAGTATCGACTGGCCGAGAAAGCACAAGATTCTCGCCCCTTACATCACCGAAGAGGGCAGGATGCGTGGCGGTTTAAAGCCGTCCGACCAGAAGATAGCAAAGGAGATACTCAAAAGATACGGATTCTAACCATGCACGAAACAGTAATAAAGGTCAAGCGCAAGGGCGCGTTTGTGAATGTCGATGACCTGCCGGGTGTACGGCAGCAGGAACAGGAGCAGAAAGTTGCAATTTCTAAAATGCCGGACGTTGATATTGGCCGCTTGCCGGAAAGGTCGGCACTGGACGAAGATGTGCCGTTCAGTCAGTTGTTTTTCGAGCATCGGGAAGTTCGCGCTTACGTGACCGAAGAAGGAAAACTGCGCAAGGGCTTAACGCCTTCGGCACAAAAGAAGGCAAAACAAATATTGGAAAGATACGGAGTAAAACCATGACATTTAAGGAACTGTTTAGAAGGAAATTCGGCAATATAGTATTTTTCGCCGATGGCGACGGCGGAGACGGTGGTGGCGGCGGCGAAAGTTGGCAGTCTCAGAGCGCGTATTTGACCGCGAACCCGGAAGCGGCCAAGGCTTATGAGAAGTATAAGACCCTGGAAGACGGTATTAAGGGCGGCCACGAAGCCATGATGAAAACAGGTAAACCCTATTGGTTGCCGGACGACCACAGTAAGCTGACCGACGACCAGAAGAATGAGATACGCGCCAACGTAGCGAAGATGGAGGGCGTGCCTGATACCCCCGACGGTTACGAATTGAAAGTCAAGGAAGGTGCGAAGGCCATTATCGACGAGCAGGGCCTGGCCGATTTCAAAGTCTTCGCAAAAGAAAACAATATCCCTGTAGGCCTGGCCGAGAAGTTATTGGGTTTCCAGACTGCCTTTGTAGACCGCTTGAACGGAATAAGGGAGGATGCCATAAAGAAAATCACTTCCGATACTTTCAAGCAATTCAGTAAGGATTGTGAAGGTGACTCCAACGCCGTTCTAAGGCAGACGTGGATAAAGGAATACTTGCAGACTTTTTGCAAGGACGCCGAGGGCAAGCCCGACCCGAAGATGTGGGAGTCGGTAAAGAAGAGACTTTTCTTCGAGGAGAACGGAATTGAATTGGTTCTTTTGAGAGCTTTAAGCGACCCGGCACAAAAGGCGAAGGGCGAGGGCGGCGCTCCTCCGGGCGGCGCTCCTCAAGCCGCAGCTAAGGGTTCGTTAGATTACCCGGAAATGGATACGAAATGAACGAAGGAGTTCCTGTTATGGCTACCGAAAAGTCTTACAAAAGTCTTAAAGGCGATGAGAAAAGATGGCGCACAGAAGAAGGAGCAAGCACTTTGCGCCGCTATGCTGAATTGATGGCAGACCCGGAATGGCTTGAGGCATCAAAGAAAGAACTTGATAATCAGATTAAAGATAGCAAAAAAGCTCTTGATTACGCAGAGATGAAGAAATGATAGCCGACAACGAAAACATAGAGCCGGTAGAAGAACCGGAAGAAGAAGTTGAGCCTCAACTGACCCCTGAAAATATGAGGGCTCTTTTGTGTATTTTGGTCGGTATGATTCCGGGAATTACCATTCCCCAGAAGACTTTCGACGAATTTCCTAAAGACGCCAAGATTAACATAACATTCGATGAAGTCAATCAGTTGTGGCGGATATGGGTTCCCCGGCCACAGAAGAGAGGTTTAGTAGTACCGAAAAGGAGAATCATTACACCGAATTAAGGAATAAAATGCTTAGGCGAACATTTATAAAATCTGCTATCGGTATTGTTCCGGCGATTTCTATTGCCAATACTTTTGCCAAGACAGTAGGTGAAGAATGGTATTCGAGCGAAAACGGTATTTGCATAATTGGTGATAGATCGGGTTTTTGGTTTTTCTCAAATCGGACATGGCCGGAAATTTATATAAAGAGTGAACAGGCCATGCAAATATACTTTGAAGGTTCCGATTCCGAGAATTTCAAAGACGCCAAAAGGTTGACGGAAATACATACCGTAAAAGCTAATATAATGTATGCGTATAAAATACAACCAGAATGGCCGGGTTATATAAGGATAAAATCAACGCATAGATATTATTATGCTTTTATGACTAATGGAAAGACTGAAACATTTATAAATCTCAGGCCAGTCGATTTCCAAGGCGTAAAAGGAGAATAATTACACCGAATTAAGGAATTATATTTCAGACACCTATGTAGTTCTTCTGCATAGCCTGATGCTGACCTCCTAAGCAGAGGTCGCCGAACAGGCGTAAAATGTAGGAGCAAGCCCGCTCATTTGCGGACACCTTCTCCGAAAGTTAACAATTTTATTAACGACTTTTAGGAGAATTCGCAATGAGCGAAATAAATGTAGCAAGTCAACTAAGCTTTCTCGAAATAGCCAAAAGGACGGCTCCGGGCGGTGGTCTCGTAGATATATTCGAGGCCATGAACGAAGTCAATCCTGTTTTCAAATTCATTCCTGCTGTACCCGCGAACCAAAGATATTCACACAAGGTATCTCGCCGAACGTCTTTACCCTCCGGTACATGGCGTAAGTTCTACAAAGGTTCGGCCAAGAAAGCCTCTACTACCCAGGTCCAGACATTCCCCTGTGCATTACTTGAAGCTCGTTCGGAAATTGACGAGGACTTAATCGACACTTCCGAAGATCCGAAAGGTACGCGCAGGCAGGAGGACATGGCCTTTGTCGAGGGTATGCAGCAGCAGGTAATGGATGCGATTATCTCTGGTGACGCATCAGGCGACCCGGAACAAATCGACGGTATTCAGCAGTATCTTAACGACCTTACCCAGACGACTGTGATGGACGGCGGCAATGCGGGCGGAACGAGTATGTACATTATCGACTTCAGCCCGAAGACCTGTTACCTGATTTATCCTCCAGGCGTAACTAAGCGAGGGCCTTTGGGTCTTTCAATTAACACCAATCCCACGGGTGGAAACGGTAAGGAATGGGTCACGGACAGCGGCGGTATTAACAAGTATCTCGCTTACTGTACGCAATTCAAATGGTGGTTGGGCTTTGTCGTTAAGGACATGCTCTCCATTGGAAGGTACTGCAATATCAATCCCACAGTCGGCGGGTCGAACACCTTTAACGAGAACAAGCTGATTGAAATGATGAATTACGGTCGTTTCAGTCCCCGCACGACTTACATTCTCTGCTCGAAAGAGATTAAGGCCCAGATGGAGATTCGCGCTAAGGACAAAGCGAATACGAACTGGTCTACGGTCAATGCCCTTTCCGGCGAGGAAATCACGAGGTTCGGTGGGTACGCTCCCCTTTTCAGATGCGATTCAATTTCAACGAGCGAGGACACGGTTGGATAAATAGTTGAACAAACAAAAACCTAAAATTTAGGAGAAATTAAAATGAGTATGATAGATTCAAGATGGGAGATTTGGGACGACCAGTCTCTCACCGTAGCTGAGGAGAGCCGCACTAACGGTAATATGCTCGACCTCGAAGAAGATGGTGTTACCGACGAGAGCATTTCAGACCTCTTGTGGTTGAACGTCAGGGTAGGTACTACTTTTACCACATTGACTCAAGGTTGGTACATAGCGGTACTGAACAGCGATTCGGCGACGTTTGCAACCGGAAGTCTGGGGGATGTGTGCATAGCCGCTATAGGATGTGACGATTATCCTCTGCCTGTGGCCTCATTAGTCGAAGGTGCGACGTTCAGTATATGCTTCCCGACATGGAATCTGAAGAAGTACCTCGAACTCTACTTCCATCCCGTCAATACGGCGGCGGGGGCGGGTGCGCTCGACGCATGGTTCGGATTAGAGCCTCTAAGTCCCCTGAAAGTCCAGAAGTATCCGAGCTAATGAGAATTTAAGGCTAACAACAACTTTTTTAGGAGTAACAAAAATGAAACGAGTAATATTTATCATGGCACTTCTTTTCGCAGTGCTAATGTGCAGAACGCCGACCGAAGCCCTGACTTATAGTCTGAACGACTATATGCGAGACAGGGGTTATGTGGGTTCCGGCAATTACAATGACCCTTTGTATAATCTCTTTCAGGAATTGGGAGATATTTCAGGGACATCCACAACGGACACCGGGGGTACGGTCTATTATGTAGACAACAACGCCGGTAGTGACGATAACGACGGCAAGAGTTGGGACAGTCCGTTCCTACTGATTTCCACGGCTCTTGCGGCCTCTCACGCCGATATTGCCACTTCACCTAACTACGCCAACCGCAACCGGATTTACGTTAAGGGCGACGACTTCGACGAAGATTTAACGAAGTTGGCCCAGAAAACGGACATAATCGGCGTAGGTAGTGACGACGGCTCGAAAATGCCAAGACTTTTAGGCGAGCATGTAATTCAGGCCGCCGCAACGGGTTATTACTTCATGGGATGCCGATTCTACAATATGTGGTTTCAGGGCCAGGCCGGTGATACCTACGTCTTTGATATTCCTACCAGCCATAACGGTATTGAGTTTATAGGCTGCCGGTTCATGTCAACGGCAAACGGGCAGGCTTACGGTATCAGGAATACGACAGCCCACGATATGAAGATCATCGGCTGCACTTTCGACCGGGCGGCCATCGGTAACGAAGGCTTTACTACGGCTGCTATCGGAATATCTACGGGTTCGATTTACTATCTTGAGATAATCGGTAATAACATCGACTCAGGGATAGGAATTGTCATTAACTCCAGTACGATTCCAACTGGCGGAATTATTGCCAACAACCTGATTACTGCTTCGGGTTTGACGATTGACGACAATTCGGACAAATACTATATAGCCAATAACACACTGATTAGCGATGCGGCTTATGGCGAGTTGTCTTACGATTTTGCCGATACTTTTGCTGTGAATAATGTCCTGACATGCTCAGATGCCACTTACACTATTCCTGCAGACGATTCGGTTACTGTAATGGTAACGGCAGCTATCGAAGCAGATAGTCTCGATCACCTTGCAGCGGTAAGTGTTGCAGATGAGATTGTCAATGAGTCGTTTCTTGCTGACATAACAACCATTGGATCTGACTGGAGTGACTTTGTACCAGCTACCGACTCGCTTCAGGCTATTGGCGATAGAATCACAGCTTTGACTGGATATGTTCACGCAGGAACTAATTCAGCGGCCACAAGCACCACACCGGTGGTAGCGGCTTTGATCGGTTACGGTGAAGATTATTTTAACACGGACTGGGTTATGGTTGTACTCTTAAACGCCGACTCTGCCGGTGCCGCTCCCGAAGGTGACGTTAGAGACATTACTAACTACGTCACCGCAGACGGAACATTTACCATTGATGCTACATCGGCAGCTTTGGCTGACGGTGACATAGTCATGGTAGCAAGGAAAGAAGCGTTTGTTCTTGCTGGTATCAAGTCTGGAACAGGAGCATATCCTACTGGTGTAGCCAATGACAGTATCCTGGCTATGATTCTGAGTAAAGGGGCAGAAGCGGCAGCGAGTACCTATGTTAATTCTACGGACTCTCTGGAAATGCTATCTGACAAACTTGGTGCATTTGCCGGAACTGCCGGTGCGGCCGCAAACGAAAGTCTCTTAGCAGACATGGTTCTCTTACAGACTGACATCCAAACTATCATTACCGATACTGCGGCGATGGATGATGCTTCCGGTATGCAGACGCTTACCGGAACTGCTGCGGTTAGCACCACTGGTATCACGGGCGCTCCTACAGCTCAGACACTGGCAGACACCCTGCACAAAGATGGGTCTTTCACTTTTGATAACACGACAGACTCGCTTGAAGCTATAGCGGACGAACAAGAGTATTCAATGACCATTACCCGTACCGCAGCGGCCACTCTTGGTAACGTAACGACTAATTTGTTCGTCGTTTCGGCACCTGTTGAAGTAACGTCATTAGTTGGTATTGTCGCCAACACACTGAAAACCGTCGCAAACGACTGTAAGTATATCATTACAACTACAGTCCCGGCGGCTTCCGTCGATTTGACTTCAGCGGTGGAATGCAGCGCCGATGCGGCGGGA